GCTCCTTGAGTGTACTGAACATCGTCAACAGAAGCTTGAGAACCAAACAATAGCGATGTTTCGATATCCCACTTGTGTTCAATCAGCTTTTCACGCCAGATTCGAGCGAACTCATTTGGTTCATACTTTAGAACGGTAGCACGTGTAGTGTTGTCCATTGCTAAAGATGTTTTCCAAATTTGAGTTAGTCCAAAACCAGTTGAGAAAGGTTGATCTTTCCAAGTTTCTGGATAACCTGAACCTTGACCATGCGCGTTACCTACAACGTAGGAACGAGCCTTTTCAAGAACAAGAGCTATATTTGCACCATATGAAGAACCAGCAATAGTACCGACAGGATCATCACCACAATAACTAGCTAAATATTTATAACTAGTTGAACTTGTAGCTTTTACAATCGTTCCACTTATTGGAGTCCAATATGCAGTTCTAGCTCCGTCATCCTCAGCAGCTCCATCACTAAGATCAGCGAAAGTTACAGAACCACTCTCATTTGAGTGTACTGTATCAATTCTAACAAGAATGTAATCATCAACGTCATTTGATGTAACAGCTGCGCCTGCGGTCATACCGCCTGCATCAGTGCTACTTAAATTAACCTTGATAACCTGATCTTCCATTAAGAAAGCTGGTTGAGTTCCAGATTGTCCAACTAGGACATCACTAGCAGTATTACCAATAGCAGCTCCGAGATTACCACTTGCTTTGTAATCACAAGCCATCAGAAGTTTCACCTGTTGACCTGTCGAAGTAGTAAGAGATGCTCCGCCAGTGGTTTTCAATTCAGCTTCCGTAAAAACATTGGAACCTGTATTGCAACCAATAACATATGCATATCTCTTATGATACGACGGTCGTCTTTCTGTGAACTTAAACTCAGGATCATCAGTAGGTTTCTTGGCTACTTTAGAAACGAAACGAAAGAAAGGGTCTTGAGCAATAGATAATTCGGAAACACGGTCTCCAAAATTATACTTTCGCCTGAGATCACCAGTGTCTTTCGACGTTCCGTCAGACCAAGATGCTACATCAGAATAAGTACTGAGATTTAATACATCAGCCATATTATCACCTTTATTTTAAGGTTTAAGGCTTTAAATATTTTTAAATACTAAAAGCCTCTTCTAACATCGTGTCAGAACCTAATATAGCATCGAATACTCGGTCATCAGGAGATTCCTCGACCTGTGCTCCGCCAGTATTTGCAAGAGAACCGGGTATTTGTTGTACCTCGCGCATCTTTTGATGCAACTCTTCTCTTGTGTTATCAGCGATTTGCTCGTCCCTATTAGAACGATTCATTAGATAATAAATATCATCAAGTTCGAGCGACTTCGACTTCGCATAATCAACAAAATTACCCCATTGTTCGTCCGTCATTTCATGTTTTGAACGAAAAGAAGTTTCACTTGCTAATCTTTGATTTTCAACTCTTTGTCCACTTAAAGCAGTATTTAGCCTTCTATGAACAATGCCATCTATCGTAGCTCCAAGAACCTTTGCTGAATCCGACTCAGGGGTTGCAAATGCATCCTCAGCATCGAACACAAAATCTTCTGGAAGGTTGAGTTTGTCAGCCATATTTTGCGGTGTCTGACCACCACCCTCAAAATAATTCCTCACATGAGAAATCAAGTTGGGGTCATCTCGCATAGCGTCAAGGATCGGCATATAAGGCTCAATTTCTCTTAATTGTCCATTAAGCTTTTTTGCTTCCCTGCTTGAATCACTATACCTTTTCTTTAAAGCGTCCACATCACCTGCAGAAACTTCGTTTGAAACTTCACTCTGGCTCGACAATGTATTACCACTGTTATCATTCGAGGTTGGTTGCGAAGTATCGCTCAATATGCCACCATTTACGCTTTCATCTAGGGCTTGGAAGAAATCTCCTCCAGTTCCATCCATGACAGCATCTGCGACATTGTCAGAACGTGCGTTCTTACTTTCGGGGGTCTCATTGACGTTGCCTACTTGTTTTGAAGCCATACACTATTCTCCTTTTATTTACTTAAGTTAAAAAAACTAACAGCAAAGTTACAACTATTCTTTTTCCTTTATCTGTTCTTTTTCTTTTTCAAAGTCTTGTTTCATTTCATATCTCAGTTTGTCAAATTCTGACTTTAACATTCCTCTCAATAACTTTTGTTGTGATTCTGTCTCTATAACGTCTTTTCTTATTTCATTTGAAGCTTCTCCAACCTTCATCTTTATACCTGCCTGTACAAGTTGACGTTCTAAAGTTTCAACAGTTCCTTCTTTATCCTTTAGAGCTTCTTCCATCTGAGATACTTGACCCTGTAATTGAGAGTAAAGAGATTTTCTTTCAATAATTCTTTTCTTATTTCTTATATCAGTTTCACTAATCATAGCAATATCATCAATCAATCCAGCTTGGAACCATCTAAAGTATTCTTCTAGTAATGCCCATCTATTTACAGGCATTGTAGCTCCGGCTACAATTCTTACATCAAATCTTGCAGTAGCATAATCTCTGAATTTTCCTATTGAATCTCCATAATCATTGTAGACCGGTATATTAATTCTTACTTCTTTTTCCTGTTCTTGAGGTGTTTGACCTGCTTCTGGTTGTACTATTCTAAATACTTTCTCTACCGTGTAGTGCAACTGAGATGTTTGTTGGAATATTCTACCAAGATGCTCTAGACATGGTTCTAATATTGAACCCATCCAAGCTTTTAATCTTCTTGTTCCAAACTCGTCATTAGCAAGTAATCCTCTCCACGTTTCTGGTTGCTCCTGAGTAAATCCCATCATACTGGATGGCACTCCACTGATATATTCAGCATCAGCCTTTCCTTCTTGTGTAATAGTATAAAAAGCATTGTTTATAGGAGCCGGTAGTACGGGTGTTGGAGGAGTGAATCCCTGTCTGTATTTCAATAATGCCCCCGGTGATGAAGAATACTGTTCCCATTCTTCTTCTGGTACTGAGCCTTCTTCATACATCCACCTTAGATTGGAGGCTAAATTTGCATTGTGTAACATAATCTGATGAGCTTTATTTATCTCCTGTTGCTTTCCAATTAAAGGAACAACTGCGCTCATTGGAAATGGCGTTCCAGTATACATATAAGGAAATGGAACTATTGGATATTCACTAGTTGGCATTTTATACTCATATAGAAATACATCATCACCGGCTGTAGCTGTTCTCATTATTCTATTTTCATAAAATTTTACAGCATCAACAATATTCTTTCTTACATCAGGTCTCTTTTCAAGAATTAAATAATCTTCTTCTGACATTACTTGTTGTTTAACTACAGTAGCTTTTTCTTTAGCTTCAGAAAATAATGTCATTCTTTGTTCTTCAATTGCCTGAGCAGCCATATTCTTAGCTCTTTCCATCTCAAGTTCCATCCTCTCAGGTACAATCTCTCCAGCTTCCAAAGCTTCTTGTAATTGTTTTTCCTTCTCAATAAGACCAACTTCTGTCTCTTTAATAAAGTCTTCTATTTGTTTGTCAACTTCTTCTTTAATGTTTTCAAGAACAGCAGGTGATGGTTCTACCTTGATGAAGACATTTCTATACGCAAACTTTTTCTTTGAATAGGTCTCATAGTATGCAATTATATCATCATCTTCAGCTTCTAGGTTGACACCCATTGTAATATCTTCAGGCTGAATACTGAATGATTCCTCAGTATCTCTACTGGAATATGAAATAACCTCAGAACTTCTAGATACCTTTCTAATCTTAGCTGCGTGTTCTGGAAGCATATTGATTAGTTTTGATCTAGAAATGTTCTTTCTTATAATAACAAATGTTGCATCTCTTAATAGAAAATCTCTACTAGCTGGATCAATATATACATCATATGGATCAATTCTTTTAAAATCTACTTCTCCCATACCTCTATCAGCATCTTTATCAACATCAACTAAGAAATATCCAACTCCCTTAGTTAAACTATCTAAGACTACTTGACTATATAATGATTTACCATTAGACAAATACCAACAATACTCTGCAATATCAGAATGAACCTGAGCAGTGTCTACATCATCACCAGTTGCCCCGACTGCTTTCCACCTTGGATTATTAGCAGTTACAAAGTATTTCATTATCTCAACAATTGGAGTTACCCTATTAATAATAAAAGTGGGCATGCCCGATTCTTCTAAAGCATCAACTTCAGTTCTAGATAATTGTTCGTTAAAGTAAAAATCAAATCCTTTTTGACTGAGAACCTGCCATCTTTGCCTGTGACTATTATTGGCTCTCTCCCAAAGCTGTTTGTTTACTTGTGCTCTTTTC